TTTTTTCGTGAAGCACGGGGGATTCGAACCCCCGACAACTTGATTAAAAGTCAGTTTGTGAAAACCGGCCGTTCCAGTGTTTATCTATATCCTCATTTTTCCTGACTACATTTTGACTACATAAAAATTTTTTTATTTTTTTTGAAACAAAATGGCTTTCTGAACACATATATATAGTAGAGGGGAAATATCATATTCTTTTTTTCATTCATTATCTCCTGTATTCGTGTGTAAAAGGAAAATCCGGTAGATGCTTGTCACATCTGCCGGATTTCTCCGTTATACCTTCTCTGTGTACTTCAACGAAATCCATCCTGCACCGGATTTCAATTTGCCCCAGCCGTTCTGCTCTGCTGTGATGGTATAAACGCCGCCTTTCTTAACTGTGGTGGTGACCTTGTAGGACGTACCAGCTCCGGCACGTACATTCAGTGTGTTGGCAGTGATACGCACCTTGTAGTTTCTGGATGCCGGCTGCTCTACGGGCTGCGACGGTGTCACCGTAGGCTGTGCTTCCGTCACGCCCAGGTGCTTATTAACTTCTGCCGCAATATAGGCATGTTTACCATACAGATAATCACCCGGACAGGCTTTGTTCTTAAACCATCTATGAACAGTCATGTTCTGCTTGTCCACCTGTCCAATCAGTTTTTTATCTCCCTTCCATAACAACTGCTTGATGCCGTTTCGCCGGCAGATATCCGTTACCAGTGCAATCAGTGATGTCATGGCTGCATCCGATACGTGCCATCCGGTGGCTGCTCCGCCGTCATTGGCTACCTCAATGGTTACGGCTCTCATGTCATTGGCTTTGTTACTACTACACCAGCTACGGTCCTTTTCTTCCACATATAATCCAATCCGTCCATCACTGCCAATGCCGTAATTGGATGATGCCATACGTGTTCTCTTGGCAAACAACTCTCCGCATCTCTCTACGGTCAGATTTCCCGCCATGCAATGGATGGTAATGGTATCAATCTTGTGGTTTCTGGGACTTGTTTTATTGGGGCTTATTCTTGTATAAGTTGCCAATGTGCTGTTACTCATACTTTCTACCTTCTTTCCGTCAAATCGTGTCAGATCATATCTTTTAATCACCGCCATAAGGTTGTCCACATATTTCAGTGATGTGGCATACCCGTCAGCCTTGATGTTCTTGAGATACGTTTCAGGGTCCGTGACGCCCTTCAAATTTGCATACCCAGCGTTATTGGTAAAATCAAAATATCCGTGTACGCATGCATCCATGTCGGGAAATCTGCACCACCGCATCTGAGATGATGTATAAGTGCCGTCTTTTGCCTGCTCACTGCCTACCTTGTAATAAATCCCGGTAGCCGTTGGGCACCGCCCTGGCTTATACTTCAACCCGAAGTAGTTGTTTGCATTAACCGCCAGTTCTGATGTCCCTCTGGCGGATTCCAGCACCGCCTGTGCGATTATAGGGCTATGTACGCAGATACCATATGCCGGGGCATATTTCTGCACATATGCCCCGATTTTCTCGATAAACTCTGTAGTATTCATGGTATTACTCCTCTGTATCCTGCTTGATTGTGGCCGTATCCTCAATTTGCGTTTTTATGTACTTCACGATGGGCATCAGGAATGGCGGCATCTTTACACCGATATCTATCATGTTCTCCAGAATGGATATCATCTCATTCACAACCAGCCAGCATGCCACCACGGTGGCCACTACAAACGGAATAACCAGATTGATCCCGGCAGTATTGATCGCATACTGTATTAGTACATCCATAAAAAATCCGACCACGATCAGGAGCCACATGCATACTTTTTTGATAATCCCACGGATGCTTTTATAGCTGCTGATTTTCTTATCTTTTCGATACTTGGCAGCGCATAATCCGGTCACGTAATCGATGATGTTACATCCAACCAGAAGGAACACCGGTATTGCCAATATTCCCAGCCAGCTCATCAATGCGGATAATACCGTAATAATAATTGCTTTTACTCTTTCCATAATTCTTACCCTTACCTTTCTTCATAGAAAAAGCCGGGAAAATCATCCCGACTTAATCAAGTATGTTATTCAGTTTTTCTTCCAGGGCATTAATTTCATCCCTAAGCTCCTGCCTTTCCTGATGCAGTTCTGCCATATCGTATTCTGTTTCCAACCCCACCTGGCTATACTCATAGTCTTTAATGATTTTATAATCCGTGGAATCAATCTGCATCTTTAATGCCCCTATTTTTCCCTGCAGTTCAGTGATTTTCTCCTGTCGTTCCCGTTCAGCCTGTTCTTCAGGTGTAGGCTCCGGCGCAGGTTCGGGTTCCGGTATTGGCTCAGGCTCCTGATAGACCTCTCCTGTAGATGCGTACATACCGCTTTCATCCGAGTCCTTATATTTTGTTGTGTATCCAGTGTAGTCACCCATGAGCAGCTGCATGCCACTGTCTGCATACATCCGGAACCCGGAATAATCAGATAAGCCTAATATACGCACATTCACAACCCCCGGTTTGATGATGCATGTACTGGCCTCTATAGGTATTTTTCTGTCTCTAAATTTAATCCATGCCACTTATATCACCTCCTTACTTCATCAGTGCCAACGTTGAAACATTTATGGATGTGGTAGATGCTCCATATCCATATGTGGCATATCCGGTTACCAAATGTATTCTAATCTTATACCGTCCTGTATACTGTGATATATCTATGGATGTTGCTGTAAATTGATTTTTCCCTCCGGTGGATATTTTCACAGCCTCACCGGCTTCGTTTACCAGATACACGCCCCATGCATGCCCTGTATGGCTGCTGCACACATGATTTGCGGCAATACACAATTTGCTGAATGCCGTCAAGTCGTAGTAATCTGTGGTGTCCAAACAGATGATACCGTCCGCCGACCTTCCGGAATTGTTCGCAGATACTGTCATACTCATGGAAACATTGAAATCCCCCCAAGAATATGAATGTGATGCCTTCGTGTTTCCACTGCTTGTAGTAACCGCCGTTATGTCCATCTTATGCTTTGCGGATGGAAAACCTACTATCATGTTCTTTGGCTCACCGCCCTGCCCTACTCCTGCAATTCTTACTGACATGTGAATCCCCCCCTTACATCAATCTGACATTGACTGCTACACTCTGCCCAGGTTCGATGGTGATAGGTTCCGTAAGGACTTCTCTTGCAAGCATGGCTTCATGTTCCGTTCCCTGCAGATAGAATTTCACATACCATCCAACCTCATTGAACGTAATAGCGGATGTTCCGTTATTTGTCACAACCCCTGATATATTAATGTGATCCTGATCTGTTCCCTGAATATATCTTTTTTGGAGTGTCGAGCAGTCGATACCACTCGTAATTTCTGATTCCACCTTATAATCTGTGCTTTTTGCTGCTGTTGTTCCGGTTCCTAACACAAATTTACTTTTTGCCCAATAATCCGCGATAAATATTCCTTTGTATGCACTTGATGAAATATAGCCAAACCCGACAGGTGTTGCAGAACCTGATTCTGATCCGGTAGTAATGATTGGATTTGGTGTATTATCAAGTCCCCCCATTCCTGATGATTGTCCAAACATTTGTAAAAAATTTCTTGTAAGCATTTTACCATCCTCCCTATTCTTTAATCTCTGCCGTGAATGTGCTACTGATGCCACTTATGGACGCCATCTGCAATGTTTCTACCGTTCCGTTTGTGGCCTCTGTTGTCGGCGTCGGTGTCGGCGCCGGAGCATTTCCATCGATGTTTCTGACACACACATACTGCAGGTTGATGGCTGCTGCCGTGGCTGACTCAAATAGTAGTGTCACACTGCCTGCTGCCTGTGTCCAGGATACTCCGGCATTATTTAATGCCTCTACATCCGTATATGCTTCAGGGTAGATATCCACTACGGAAGTCTCTGCTATAGACGTATTTGATATGATGTATGAAGTAACTCCTACAGGAATAGTGTAAGGACCCGAAAAAGTTCCGGCTTTGGCATTCAACTGCCCCACAGCCAGACACCCTGCCGGGAACCCTTCCTCAGTGACTGCCGCCGCCGTGTCAAGGTCGTCAACGATGGTGTCCTTTCCTATTTTCCCATTTACCGTTCTGTTTGTTTCATTCACCTGGGCGGCTCCATACACACTGCCTTCCTGGTCATACTCTGTGGCATCTTCCACCTCATAAATCCCGGTTCCCACATCCACTACTGTCAGTTTGACTCTGCGTTTTCCGTTCATCCCGGCAGCCAAAATTGCATCCAAAAAATCTACTGGTAATTCAGACACTCTATATCCCTCCTATCTTTTTTATTCCAAGCGTCATGGGCAACCTTCCAAGCGCCTGTTTCTGTGAAGCAAGTGTTTCATACATCATCAGCATTGCTTTTTCTATCCGGTTAAGCTCACCATAAGTTATGAAAGGACCATTATCGGCAAAAGTCTGTTTATCTCCATACTCCCGCGGAAACGTGTTCTGGTTGATAACTTCTAGGTTGTTTTCCAGAATATTAAATTCGCTGGCAAAGTAATGGCCCTTCACATCCTTATCTTCTCCCATTTCCTCAATAGAAAAGGACGAATATAAATTCGTCCCAAGTTCATGCAAATAGGCAAGATTGTTTTTTATCCGGTTATAATCCTCTGCATTCATGCGGTCACTCTGGTTCCAGTCTGTTTTCGGGTTAATCCACTCCATTTATCTCCCTCACTTTCATGGTGCCGCTCCAGGCTCCATTGTATTTAAGCGTATGACTGTATGCTCTCACCTGTGTGGTGCCCCGGTTAAGCTCCAGTTCAAACAGATCATGGGCATCTACTCTGGGGTCTCCCCTGTAGGATATGTCATACTCCATAGCCGCCATGAAGTGTGCTGCCAGCCACTTCTCTATCGCCTCCGCGTGTTCTGCCGAGCTTACCAGTTCGTTTTTCCATGATTTCACAATTCCCGTTGGATTGTGCTGTACCCGGTATATGTTTTCAGAAACAGCATATTCATAGCCGGTCAGGGCATAGTTAAACGATGCTGCGGATGTATGCAGCTTCACATACCAGCAGCTGCTTTCTTCTATGGTTGCGACGTCGCAATCCAGTTCATACCCATAAGATGCATTACTTAAATATACGGTATAATTGCCGTCCGCATCCGGTATCACTCCCTCTTCGGCTGAAAGTTCCTTTTTATCCGTACTCTGACTGTATATAGTCCGGGTAATCTCCATAGCCTGAATTCTGTCCTGTTTAATTGCTTTTGGAACACTCATCAGGTCTCTTTCTGCTGTCAGAATATAATCAGTGGCGTCTCCAAACCGTATCTGTTCCACCATAATCCGCCTGTTAGGCTGTCCTTTCAGAATTCTTATCCGCATGGAATCAAATTCCTTAAATTCATGGAGGGTAGCATAATTGATGCTATCCGGATTTTCCGTAACACTTTCTACTGCGTTACCGTCCAGATACGTTTCTATCTGAATTTCTTCCGGAAAAATATCACGGAAGGCTATACTCAGCCCAAAGCAGGTATAAGCGCTTTCCATAGTCAGTATAATTACCGGTTCTGCCGAAAATGTCCCGTCAGGTGTTGCCATGATGCTGACAAATCCCGTATTCACACTGATTTCCGCCGTTTCCGGCACAAAGTAAACGCCATCCGTAACCGGAGCATATTCCGGACTCGCATACCACCCCTTTTCGGCAGAGGTAAGAACACCGCCTACGTTGCTCCAGCTTTCTCCGTTTTCTTCCGTAGCTGTCACATGTGGAATAAAAGAAGATTTCAGCTGGATTTGTCCGCTCCGGTTAAATAATATAACGCATCTTCCGGCATTGGCTATGATCTGCAGTGCTTCCTTATGCCCACACACTGGCAGCGGGTTGTATACCATTACATCCTGAAGGTATGAGTCTATCCGGTACTCATTCTCCTGCAGCCCCGCGTCCTCAAGTACATCCTTTGCCAGTTCATACAGGGAAATACCATTACTGTAATAGCGCCCCTTGTAATAGGTGCCGTCCATGACCTGCAGTCTGTCCGTAGCCGATATGGTTGCCTTAATTTCTGTGGCATCTGCGCCCTTAAAGTAAAAAGTCTGCGGAGCCGTGTATTCCAGAATGCCGTCTCCGGCCACATCATATGAGAACACGGCTTGAAGGCTCTGACCTTTCTCAAAAAAGTTTATGATGCTGTTTTCATCATCCACATCATAAGTTCTGTCCACATTTACGACTTCAAGCTTCATATCCTGCGTAGGGAGTGATTCCGTAACAGGACTTACCACATCTGTCATGGAATAGTTCTGTATTTTGTTCACCGGAATGGTTAAGGAAGTGCCACAGGTGAATTTCAATATCCGCAATCTCCCGTTTCCATTTACCATGCTCGACGGTACTATACGCACCCAGGTCACGCTCTGAAATACGTCTGAGGTGACCCACTCTGGAGCCGTATTGGAATAATGTGTCTCTCCTTCTGCGGTCTGCACCACGAATTCTGTGGGATAACATTCACCAAAAAGAATGGTCATGCCATGCAGGTCATACTCCCCGTCAAAATATATGGTAACCGCGCCTTTAATCTCTTCCGACAGGATGCCCTGGTTATAATACCCTTCCGATACTTCCGGCTGAAAATACATGCTTCCGTCCACCTTAGAAAAATCCTGTTCCGGAAATGCATATATCTTATCCGGAATCTGTCCGGAGAAAGGCTGTGTAAGGCCTGACACCGGGTGTACTTCCTGAGGCTTTACGTGTGCTCCCTTCTGCGCTTCCAGATTTACAACACCCATATATACTGTAAGGTAACCTCTTTCCCTCAGGGCGCTTTTCATACTGGCTTTATACGCCGTTGATACACTCTGCATTATTCAATCACCCCGCAGTCTATTATGTTTACCTTGCAGTCCGCATACACCTTAGGAAGCCATGCCCTTGGATTGGCTGAACCGTCCGCGTTATACTCCGGCTCTACTTCTTTCGGTGTGGCCGTCCTGTCTCCCGGATACATTTTCAGTGTTATCCAGTCATTGTTCACCATGTCAGGAAATCTGACAGTCACAAAAAAATTCTGAAATTCTTTTAATATGGAAGACCACGTAGCAGCATCTAAAAACTTCCACTGCAGGGAATCGATTTTGTACTGGTCCCTTCCTACCTTCTGGCCAACCATTGTACCCATGCTGTTCTTACCACCGCTCACTGCCGTAGATACCACAAAATTCAGTCCCTGGTCAGGAGCCGGGAACAGCTTTCCGTTTATAGTTATAAATCCCGCCATTTCAAGCTCCTTTCTTAGAACTGATGTCCTAACTTACTTCTGGACTCTTTTAGGGACTGTAACAGTGACCTGCCATCCAGTTCAATGTCCAGATCCATGCTTTCCAAAATTGTGATAATACGTGTCAGCAGTTCCACTATAGTCATCAGAAGTTCTGTGCTTAAATTACCGCCACCGTTGGCCAGTTCTGCTGCCTTAACCGCCATATCAAGCAATTTACTTTCCGGTGATACAATTTCACCCTCGCGTTTATTATCACCAATGACTGCCAGCTGCGGCTGGTTTGCACCTACATAACCGCCCTGTGCCAATAATGGTATCTGCGGTGCTTTCAGTTCGTTTAAGTTGAACCCGAATGTCTTGCCTCCCAAAGCCGGTACCCAGTCAGGGATATCAAATGACAACGCATTCAGTGCCCGGATAACAGTGTTAATACCACTGGTGACGCCGCTGATCAGCGCATTGATGCAGCCGAGAATTCCGTTTATAGCTCCTTTGATAATGCTCCAGATACCGTCAAATACACCTGATACGATATCCTTAACTCCCAGCCATGCCTTTTTCCAGTTACCGGTAAAAACTCCCGTCAAAAATTCAATTATTCCCCTCAGTACCTTCAGTGTGCTTCGTACAGCATCCGCTATGGTGTTGATGACATTGGATGTGGTTTTCATGATAACACTGAGCACATTGGTTACAACAGGGCTCAATACATCCACCAGCCAGCTTACAATAGGTGCTATAAACTGGTTATAGATTTCCAGTGCGCCATTGATAAGCTCCCCGATAAAGCTTAAAATCTCCGCACATAGCGGCTGTATATGGTTTGTCCACATATCCTGCAGCACTTTTATCAGAGTATCCCATACCGGCTTCACAATATTTGTCCATGCACTCTGCAGCAGTTCCCCGGTACGTGACACGGCTTCCCGGATATTCTCAAATATGGATGCGCCGTAAGTATTCCAAAAGTCCTGAATGGTTGTCCAGCAGTCAGCCCATATCTGCTTTATCAAGTCAAGCGCCGGCTGTATGCCTTCCATCCACACCCTGTCAAATATATCCTTTACCGTGGTAAACAGCTCTGTGCACGTAAGGATAAATTCTGTTGCAAACTGTGTCAGAATTGGTAAGCCTATCGTAATGAAATTACCAATCTCCGCAGACCACAGATCCCACATGGAACCGAATACCATCGAAAACGAAGAAATCATTCCAGAGATAACGACTCCCGCGCTATCTATGGACGTCTGGATCAATGTAACAAAATCCCCGGTAAACCAGTCAAGGAGTGGCTGTCCAAGGCCAATGCAGTCTTTGAATACCTTCGCAAATACCTGCTCCAAGCCTGCTGCCGCAGTTCTGATTTTATCAAATGCACCGACCACATTATCCCCAAAGCTTTCCTTCAGGAATCCGAATATCTTTCCTGCTGTATCTTTTGCCATACCAAGCAGGTCCATCAGCTTTCCCGTAGTCGTATCTACTGCAGCATCTGTGGATGTAAGCATGCCGCCGGTATCCATACCTCCCCCTGAAGCGCCTCCGCTTCCGGAAGAATCGGTACTGCTGTCCGATATGATATTCAGTTCATCAATTCCTAATGCTCCGGTTGCCTTTGCCGCTTTCTTTGCCGCCCCCGCAACACCATTAAGTCCTTCTGTCGCATTGGCTGCATCCTGGGCGATGGCAGCCACACCGGATGACCCACTGCCTCGGTTTCCGGTAAGCAATTCCGTAAATGCCTTAAACTGGTTGGCCAGTATCTGCAACTTTCCAATCAAGGCATTTACCATCTGAATGATTGGCGTAAACAGATTTATAAATCCCTGACCCAGAGTAGCCTTCAATGCATTAAACTGCAGAGATAGCACCTTCGTCTGGTTTGCCCAGCTGCCGGATGTTTTGGCAAAGTCCCCTTGGGCATCCGATAATGCCGACATGGTATACTGGTACCGCAGCATGACCTTTTCCTGCTCTGTCATGCTGGCTGTGGTCTTGCCGAAGCCGTTATTCAGTGCATACTGGTCCAGGTTTGTCTGCGTCAGAAGAACACCTATGGACTTGAGAGTTTCTGTTTCACCCGTCCAGATAGATTTCAGCTTGTCAAATGCTTCATCCGTGGAAAGGTTATAGAAAGATGCCACATCACCTGTCAGTGCTGTTACGGCCGCAGACATATCATAGGATGCCTGCTCGGAGAACCCCATTGACTTACTCATGGCGCCAAGGGTACCTATATACTGTTTTGCCAGTGTTTCCGACATGCCGTACGTTTTCATGGCATTGGCTGCGAATTCATTGACGGAACCGTTCAGAGTCTTAAACGTAGTATCCACTACGTTCTGTACTTCTGTCAGGTCAGAGCCAAGTTCAAGGCATTCCTTCGTGAATTTAGTTATGGCACCTATGGCAAGCACACTGCCTATCAGTTTCCCGATAGGCTTAAAAGCATTAACTATCGGCGCCTGCGCACTCTGTGCAAGTCCTTTTACCTGTTTGTTGAACGAAGACTGGTTTACATTTAGTCCAAGGTCAATCTGTCCTACTTCTGTACCACCCATACCACACCTCCCTTCTGTTTGTATTATTCCTTAAACGCTGACCTGCAGAATGCCTGGAATTCTTCCATATAGGCCTTGTATGCGGCAGGATCTTCCCGCAGCTTCCTCATTTTTCGTTTCTGCCAGTCGGACCTTATCCGTTTCTGCTCTGCCGTATACTCTTTCAAAATCTTCGGGTCCTTTTCCGCCCTTATACTGACAATTTTCCCCAGCGGCGTATCCGGAAGAAGCCCTGACAGAAGAGTACAGAATTCCTGCCATGACATATCATCTTCCTGTCGCAAACGTATTCCGTACTGCTGTGCAAAGGATGCCTCTATAAGGTCATAGTCATCATACAGGTCGTAATAGTCGTCACTTCTTTTCCGTATCCTGAAATCGGCCTTCCACTTCTTCCAGGGTGCTGCCCGTGGCTGCCGCCATAACTGCCTGGTATACGGTCTTGTATTCCGGAAGCGGCAGATCCATATCCTCCACTTCCTTGGTTGCCTTGGCTCCGATCAGCATCTCCAGTGATTTTGTCATCAGACCAACTTCGTCAAATGTCCCATCCTTGGATTTTTTCTGTACTTCCTGCACCATTGCCTGCATATTCAGGATAGTGTTTTTCCGGTTATTTACCGTTACAACAATGTCATCCGTAATCTTTACCATCGGGAGTTCATTGGTAATTCTTTTTGTAATATCAATAATCTGTGCCATATCAGTACCTCCTAAAAAGGGACAGACCACCTGTCTGCCCCATACCATCAGTTACTCTGCATCTGTATAGGTGGGTTTACCGTCCGAAAGTACTTCCCACTCCAAACCATTTACCGCCGTTGCATCCCCTCCGAGACTTGTAACATTGATCACGCAGGGAATTTCCAGTTTCCCTCCATCAGGGAAGTTGATCGTCATAATAGACTCGCAGTCATGTCCTTTTTTCAGGAAAAGTCCGGCCACATAGTCATTTCCGGGGTCTCCATAGTTACGCTTGCCTCCCATGCTTACGGAAAGGGATTTGCCGGTCATCATCCGGCGTTTCCATCCCTCGGCATCCATTGCATCCCATTCTTCTACATTACCGTCAATGGCAATACTCAGGCTTTCCGCATCCTTAACCACTTTCATGGTACTTTCATTGGTCTTATCCCGTCCTGCCGTATTAACGCTGAAGGTAATCTCATTTACCGGAGCTACACCGGTAGTGCCTCCGAAAAACTGAAGATTCATCTTTTTCATTCCTGTTCCTACCTTTCGTAGTATATGTTCGTTTCTATAACCATTTCATAGATGCCGTCATCATCCGTTCCCACGTCAATGGGCGCATCCGTCAGCATTCTGGTGAATAAAATACGAACTCCATTTACAGTTACATTGCGGATATTTTCTATGGCTCTGTACAGTTTTTCCGCTGCCTTTTCTGTATCGCCGATAGACTTATTCCAGTGGACAAGAATACTTATGGGCTTAATGGCATACGAGCTGTTCTCAATACCTCCCACAGTGTTCCTTTTATCCTGCTGCCGGGTAAGATTGTAAACTCCTATGCACTGCTCTTTCTTGTCCTGCATTTTCCCGCAATACACATGCTGCCTGTCCACTATATTCAGCGCTGCAATGCACTCTGCTACATCCACAACCGTCATAACCCAGCCTCCTTTTTATAAAATCTGTTAAATGCTTTTTGAGCAAGTTCCTGCTTAGTACCACCCGGAAGATACTGGTCAAGCCATCTGCCACCGGCATTGGGATTCTCCGTCTTGTCAAAGTGATATTCTGGGTGATAATACAGTCGTCTTGCATACGGAGTTGCAGAAATCAGCCGTACCTCACCTGTTTTTGCATCACTGTCATCCACAAAAGTAGAATCATTCTGCAGAATACCTTGTCTGAATGGCATCTTCTGTGACTGCACGACATCTGTATGAACTGCTTCCGCGGTTTTCACAAGTGCAGTACTTACCGCTCCAGTCAGTTTTGCGACCACCGGCTTATACAACTTAATCTTGCAAGATACATTTCTGTTTGCCATCACACCAGCTCCAATACCGTATAATTTACCGTTCCGTCAGGATTTCGTGCCTTGCTGCCGGCCGCTATCCGTCGTGTTGTTCCAAATATTACGACAGAACCACCGGATATTACTGCAAGTTCCGGGCAGATGTCCCCGGGAAAATAGGCCGTGCCGGTAATCTCAACAAGCTTTTTTTCCGCCGTGAGTACCGTTTTCGCCTTATCCTGGTAATTGCACAGTCCCACATATTCTATTGGGCTTAGCGGCTCTCCGAAATTTCCATACCCTTCACGGTCAAGTTTTGCCTTAATGGGAGTCTTACACATCCGCTTATCTACCAGACATGGAAACATCATCACAACAACCTCCTTGTGCAGAGGCCTGTCTGCATAAGCAGCGCATAAGTGTCCCGCCTCATGGCTATCCCATTCTCCACGGATACGTTCCAGCTATCTCCAAAAGACATGGACACACCGTTTAAGGAATAACTCTTCAAAACAGAGTTAATCAGTTCTGCATTTTCCTTTTCAAAGTCAGCCTGCAGGCAGCACACTCTTTTCACCACATCCTGTTGAAAAGATGTAAGATTGGAAAATCCCTGACCTACAATCCTGTTATAGGTCAGGGAATCGATGTGCATACTTGACAGTTCCAGGTCTCTGGCATTCACTCCGGATGTACCCTTATACACTTCCCTGTAGTAGGTTTCATCTGCGTAAGCCATAATCTCCCTCCAGTCTTACTCCGCTACTTCCTCCGCCGGATCTACATCCACATAAACGGAATCAACCTTTCCGTCTTTTCCGTTGGGGAATACAAAGGTGTCACTCAGCTGACGGTTCTGATACAGATATCCGTCACCCTTGGTGTGGGCACCCGGGTCAAAGTAATAAATGCTGCTAATTTTAGGCACTGTCTTACAGGTCTGTCCGCAGGCAATAAGCACGTTAATCTTGTGGGAGCCCTCCACGGTCTTCTCATAGTAGGTTCCGATGCTTGCCTTGGCCGGAGAAGCAACAGCAGAATACACACCCTTGGAATCCTTGGTGTAATAGGTCTTGGCCTTATCTACATCCGTATCACCTGTAAGTGCATACTCCGACTTAACAGTATCGAAGCCGCCTTCCTCCGGCTCCCAGTTGAAAGCATCGTAGAAACGCTCGTCATCTACCACTTCCATGACCGGCACACCGTCAATGTCGGTAACACGGGTTTCAATTCCTAAACCACCTTCTGCAATCTGGGTCATCTCGATCTTACGGGTAAACTCTTTGGACATCTCCAGAAGGTCCATGATGTGAGAGCTTACATACATTACAAGAACACCCTTGGCCTTGTAACGGCGAAGCTTTCCAGCTGCCAGAAATCCCTTCAGCTTGGTGAAAACATTGTCCACGGTAAACTCACTTGCTTTGGTCTCACTGTGGTATCCGGCTGCTGCCTTGGCTGCCGCCGCTACCTTGGAGAAGAACAGTGCATCTGTTTCCGGAGCAACCTGTGTCTGTTCAAACACGCGGGAAATATTCTGGATGGATGCGGTCTTATTGGTTTCGTCCACATCCGCCTTATCTACAAGGAACTCCACGTCTCTGTCATGCTGCACGGTATAGGGGATGTCCTTCTGGTTGAAGACACCCTCATTCCATCCACCACTTCTCTTATGGTTCTTGTAGCCACTCACAGACATCTGCGTAAAGTGGAAAGTTCTGGCATCCAGCCATCTTACGTTAGTAGTTACAAAAGGGCTTGTCAGTGTTTCCTGCATCAGAATTTCCAGAAGATCAGGACTCCACTGTTCTGCATAGTTCAAATTAGGCATATTCTATACCTTCCTTTCTCAGTTGAACCGGTTCCATCTCTTTGTAGGAACCTGGCTCTGGGTTTGCGGTTTCGGCTGTCCCGGATTGCCCCCGCCTGCTCCAATCTGAAAACCATTATTGGCTCCGTTATCTGCAGGCTTAATCTGCGGCAGGTCTTCCAGGACCTTATTAAGAGCTGCTTTCACAGACTCTTCGTTGATTTTTCCATCCTTATCCACTACCGCCGACATATCCGCCAGCTTTAACACATAGGGAATGGTCTTTGCGTCGAGTCCCAGTGACATGCCTGCCATGATGGCTGCATTTTCAATCTGGGCTTTCTGCACAAGTTCTTTTTCCTTCTCCAGCGCTCCCTGCAGAGCTCCGGCATCCGGTGTGTTCTTGGCTTTTTCTGCCTTAAATGCACTCATTGCCTTCTCAGCTTCTTCCTGCGTGAGTCCCTGCTGCTTAAAGTAGCTTTTCAGCGCCACATCCTCTTTGGCTGCAAGGGTACCGTCAAGCATCTGCTGGATTTTCGCATAGTCAATCTGCGGGGTGGCAGGTGCCGGAGTGGGTTCTGCAGGAGGCTGCGGATTTCCCGGCTTGGGTTCGGGTGCAGGCGTAGGCTCTGCAAAAAACTGAAGGTTCATAGGTAACTTGTTCTGTTTCATGAATATTGCTCCTTTCCGTTTTGAGGGTGTCGCCCTTATATCTTATCCATTGTCATCAGTGTCACTGGCCACGCTGCTTTTTATGCCTTCTCGTGTTTGGGCATATAAAAAGAACACCCTGTTAAAGGTGTTCTGATTATCATATTATGACGTTGCAAATACTAATCTGTAACTTTCCAATCCTCCGCCAGCATATCCGCCTGGGAAGCAAGCCATCCCATCTGTACACCAGAGGTACCAACGAAAACGAATGCTCTGTTTCCAATCGCCTCATGCGTGCAGTTAATGATTTCACCTCTTGCATTCCTATAAGATATACAGGACGCAAGTTCTATGTACTGGTTCTTTCCATTCCAGCCAGCTCTTCTGATTCTGCATCCTTCCTTTGCTTTTTTGATTGCTTCACCAAATGTCATACTCCTTCTCCTTTCTTTTTAACGCATAAAAAGAACACCCAATTAAGGGTGTTCGGATTATTAAGATTATTTATGCTCCTATTTTTTTTATAAATTCTTCTGGAAGTCGTATGTTATAATGCTTAATATGATATGCAAGGAAATCGCACCATTCATATTCCCCATCATTATATACAGAAAAGCTGGGGGATATTGTTTCACCAGTAACACAGTCAATACCTTCTCTCGGGCACCCAGCTATACGCTTTTGCTTTGCCAAATACTCGATGACCTTCTGCTTATCATAATTAACTTTTTCCACAAGGTATTCTTTTACACTTCCGGTATTCTCATACAACTTCATCTCACTAAAAAAACCTATATACTTCATTGTTCTACTCCATTTTCAAAAATACGCCACACTCCAACATTATGATTTGGGGCCCCGACAAATACTGTTCCCTCATCTGGAGCATAATACAAGTCGTCATCAGGCGCCATGACTCTAACTCCAAGTTCCTTGGATAACTGTTGTGCAAAAGAGTTATCACCCGCACCAGTAGAGCACGATGCCAACCTAATGTCACCGCCCTTGTATTCTGTGGAAGACCTTAAATAATCTGCAAACTCTTTAGCGCTCATATTTTTTAATTTACCATCTATACGCATTTGCACACTACCGGGGCTTCCATGCAAGCACACATCCTTAAATCCCGGAATTTCCTCTACACTAAAAGAATCAACATATAGTGGATCCGACTTGTCAAATAGATTGATACTTAACTTTATTATACCATTATTGCTGTTATTTACAATGACTTCTGTATTTTTTGTCTTATCTTGAAGGAGTTTCCATTCATTCCTTCTGTTCCCATAACGCTTCCGGTTCTCCTCATCCAGTGAATACTCGGCAAGACGACCATAAGCCTCAGCCTGCCGTTCTGCATACTGCTGTTTTGCTTCCTTCCGGTTCTGTTCTTCAATATCCTGGAGCTCCTGCTTTGTGAACTTGTCATCCGGTTCCTCATCAATGTCAGGAAAATAGGTAGTATGACCATCTTTGCACCGCGGATGATACAGCCCGGCTGCTATGGCGCTGCTCATCAGCGGATACTTCCCATCTTTTGCGCTTCCTCCGCTCCACACGTCATCAATCAGTACTTTTCCCACAAATGGTAAGCACTTGGGGCAGGGGTTACCGCGCTTATTCATGATAACCGTATGTATACCGTACTCATTGCGCATCTCCCCCTCGCCCATAAGTTTGCTGCGCTTTCCGGCGGTTCGTATTGCCATTTCCGCATAATCGGCCGCAGTGTGTCGGGCGCCATTTTTATACTCAATGCAGTTTATTCCTGCTCTTAGGAAATCCTTCGTCGCCATGTCTATGGCCTTTTCGTAGGTTCCTGCACCGCTGGCGGCATAAAACTGTGCGTCAAAGATGATTTTACGGTACTTGTCATCCGCCATTCGCAGCATGGCATGTTCTGCTTTCTGCAGGTCATTGGTCGTGGCATCAATAAGGGCATTGAGCCGTCTGTCATTAGTACGAAAGAAAGCAGCACTGGCTTCTGCTGCCCTACCGGTAGCTTTTTTCAGTGCTGCTCCATTTTTTATAGCATTAAGAATTTTTATTTCCTGCTCTCCGTTTCCGGTTTCCCGCTGCATTTCAATCAAGTTTTCTATCTGCCTGTTAATGTCCTTAAATTGTATCCCGTATATCTTCCGGTTGCGCTTCTTATAATCGTCCAAAGCCTTTAACTGCCTTACCTGCCACTGTTCCCAGTTTATTTCCAGGTCATCCTCTTCGGCGGTATGCCGTTCCAGATTACGCATCATGGAGGCTATCAGTTCATTCTCTATCCGGTGAAGCGCACCGGCTACGTCGTAATCAGCCATGCTTATCCCTCAACGTCTATCTTATAGTCTCCCGCATCCAGATTGACTGCCGGTTCTTCCTCTGAGGCAATTCCCTGTTCCTCTTTCAGCCTGCGTACCTCTTCCTCTTTCCATTCATCATCCTTGGAGTCACCATACAGTTCTTCCACGCATGCTTCCGTGGACATAATCCCCTGCGTCTTTCCTTTTCCGATAGTTTCAACCTGACTTTCAAAGGACGGGTTCGCATACTCCCCGAAGTTAATGGTGGCTTCCGCATCTGTAAGAGTCTGCTTCATACTTGTGCTGTATACCTTCATAACCGTATCCACCAGCTTGGGAATAGTCTTCCGAATGGCATTAACTATCTTATTTCTGGAATATAAGGTAACCTTCTCCTTTTCACGCTGGGCCTCTGCATTGTCAAGTTTCTTCACATCAATTCCAAGTGTGCTTGGGGAAAGAATACCCTGCAGACACAGATCCAACGCCGTGATGTATGTACTCAGGTAGCTCTCATGCGGAATTACGGGCTGCTTCACTTCAATAGTGTTACTTGCCCCCTCCTGCATGGAACTTTCCAGCTTAATATATGCATGGTCAAATGCATTCGGTGGAAGAATTTCCCCCGATTCCGGATTTCTGGGCAGCATCTTTTCCGGAATATATTCCTTACTTCTTCCTCTGCGCAGAGCATCCATCCACTGGCTCCATGCTTCATCCAGACTGTCAAAACTATCCGCCTTGCGGTCAAATATGCTGCTCCCACGCCCCTTGTATTTATTGGACTTAAACGCCATAAACTGCTGTGCCATCATGAACGACTTGTCAAACGTCACTTCCTCACTCAGGCCACTGGTCTCCGGAATGGTATCCAAGGGTACTTCCCTGTCATCCTTTTTCAGCTTAGTGCGGATGTATCCTCTTCCATATCTCTCTTCCAGAATATACTTGCCCGATTGTGCCATGTATTCTGTTCGGAATACAATTTCACAGACACGTCCTCTGTTATAAACATATTCCAGCTGGTCACCGGGAACAAACTCGATGATGGGGTACTCTGTGAGCACCGGGTCCAGGCTGATTTTGAAAGCCCCGTCTCCAACCACCAGTACATTCTTCACAGCATCTTCCACAATGTCCTCAAAATTGTTATCCTTGGCAATGCTGTCCCATATTTTCTGTTTTTCCGGCGATGATAATTCTACGGCGTTCATGTCGGCCACCGTTACATCTGTCAGTATCCGCACCATTATCCCGGGAATGCCCGTATGTAGCTTGTTGATGTCGTTTCCCGTTGTGGGAACGGCCGCCCAGAACCTTATGCGGTTTGTATCTCCGGGAAGTTCCTTGTAGAGCTGCGACAGTTCGTCTGCGTCCCCGCGTTCCCATATCCGGCATAAAGCCGCATTGGCGTAATAATCAAGCTGTTCTGTTATCTGAAAGCTGCTTACCTGCGGCGGTGTTATCCGAAGAAAGCTTCTCATGTTGCGTCTTATCATATCTGCCATATTATCCACCCACCTCATTCTCTCACTCCTATCTTGTCACGGTACGGAATCCAATTATACTGTGTGGAATTGACCATGTGGTCATTTCCATCCTCTGGTGTGCAGTCCTCATCCTCCTGCCAGCTGTAAGTTCCCATTTCACCGATATAATTGGTGCATGTATTCACCACATAAAAATCAGGCATCTTGCCCGCCTCATCGTCATACGCCATCCATCCCAGCTGCAGGTTAATTCTGTCAATAATCGTGACCTTCTTGTACGCATTGTTAAACAGATACATACACTCCGGATGCTTCCGCCTGTACTTATCGAACTCCGTAAGTGTCGCCTGGTCGGCACTGTCTATGAATGTGTTCCGGGCCAGTCCCCATTCAGCCCTGCATCTATTCAGGAATGCCACAAAATTGACTACCGTATCCGAAGGAGCAAGCGGGGTGCCCATCGTAGCATTGTTGTATACCTTTTCTTCCAGCAGCACATATCTGCCCTTATTGGTGATACCCGAAAAGCTCATGGCTATGGTATCCGGACTCTTTTGGGAGTAAGCTGTATCCATGCCTGCCGTAAATATGACAAACCATTCTTTCTGCTCCGAATTATTCTCGTTACGCAGAAATGCTTTGGCCTGTTCTTTCGTAATCACATGCCTTGCTTCATCGAATATGCTGAACACCAGCCCCGTGGCGCGTCCCCGCAGCCCAAGAATTTTGTTCTTCCAGAGCTTGGTTCCCTTTGGCGTATTCAGCTTAATCTGGGCTATCTTTTCACTGGAAGCACCCAGATTGTCAGTAAAAGAAAAGAACCAGTGCACCCATCCGGGCTTTGGTTCCTGATTAAGCATGTTATTGATTTCTGCCGGTGCATCATTCGCGTATTGCGGAAGAGGACGGCTATGATTTATGTATTCCTTGTATACCGGGAGGTTGGGGTCATCCGGGTTAAGTGTTCCCATCAGATAATCACAACGCATGGATGCTTCACGGACAAATTCTATGTCCGCCGTGTTAATCTCATCAATAAGCAGACATCCATACTGTCCGCCCAGAGCTTTCTTCCACCGCTTCTTGTCCCCATATCCCAGCACCAGAACTATTTTGTCCCCGCCGGAAGTATGGAATACAATATGGGGTATCTTCACATCCCTGGAGCCGTTACCGTTATATTCTGTGAGCACCCCGAAATCATCCAGCACACCAAGATCCTTCATGATGATATTCTTTTCCGCAGTACCTGTGTCTTCCGACGCAATGATATGCAGCTTCTTAGGGCTTGCCGCCACTTTCAGCATAAATTTGAATAGCCCCACTGTCGTTTTGCCCGCGAATGTTGTCCCTTCCAGGAACTCCACCGGAGCACTGCATTTCAGAAATGCCTTGTACTTTTCCGACAGCAACAGTCCACCGGCCATACTATCCACCTACCTGTTTCAGCAGTTCATCCAGCTTTGACATCTCATCCTGAATGCCGGATACCTCCACTTTATCCTTAAACATCCCAAGATGCCGCCCCAGAAGCTCCAGAGCGCGTACCTTGTCGCAGGATGCAACCTCTATTCCGTATTTGCCTTGCTTTATTCCTGCAAGAGCATGTTTCTGCTCATCCGTCAGGTTCTGTGTGAGTGTCAGCTCCACATCTTTTATCATGACAGGAGCCCCCTTCTCATCCACCAATGGAATTCGGCGCCCATCCTCAGCAGTAAATATTGCCTGTCTTTCTATCACTCTGGCATAGTCGGACATATTTGAAAAGGCGATAGATGCCAATTCCTTCACCACCATATCCTGGGTGATTTCCGTCCTCTTCTGCCTGTCCTTCATACGCTTGTCTATATATTCCCGTACCTTAACATCTCTTAACAGCCTTGCTGCCGCTGCAGCTGCTGTTTCATCGTTCTTCACATTGGGATAAGCGGCTTTGTAAGCCCTGGTGCCATTAAGGTCTATCAGGTACTCTTCCGCAAATCGTTTTCTGCATTTTGTTAATGACACAAGGCTCACCTCTCTTTCAATCCAAAAAAGAACACCGCATTTCTGCGGCGTTCTTTCGGAGTACATTCAATGGAAGTTTAGGTTTCCTTCTGGATTCCCTATTTTTAATTATATCTGTTAATTCTGTTAATTGTGTTAATCTTTGAAAAAATCAGAAATTTTTTGACTGACTCTCCCACGACTATATCCTGTTGCATGCGCTACTCTCTCTTGACTGATACCGTCTATGTAGTACATCCGGAGTATTCTCCTTGTCATACTGTCCTCTATGCTCTCCACAAATTCTTCTATCTCCTCACACTCGGCATTCAGCCGGTTAATCCGGTGTTCATACCGTTTAACCGCATTGTCAATTTTTTTCCAGTCCACTCCAACCACCGCCTGTGGCTGCGGGTACCCCTTCCGGTAATCGTTGATGACCGAATTTCCTATAGCACTGTCCCCCTCTCCAAGATGTTCCAGTTTGTAGTTCAATTCCTTTATTTCATCCTTCTTGCTCCTATAGGCTTCCAGCTCTTCCCTTTTCATTATGCATCACCTACCTTCACGGCCTCAGCTTCTTCCCGTATTCTGTCTGCCAATAAATTGCACGCTTCATCTACAGATGATATGTTATCCCTTATGTCCTGAGTAGCCACATCAAACTCCTTTCCCAGTTCATAAATTGTGTCACAAACACCATCTACATAAGTTCCTCCCTCTGATTTTTCATAGTTAGAACATTCAAAAAGTGACTCAGCAATATCAAGTCCTTTTCTTATTCCATCCATGAATGCTTTTTCTTTCTCCATTCTAAGAAGGGATGCCCTCTCTTGACATTCTCTTGCTTCCTCTATTGCTTTAAGCGCTTTATCAGTATCAATGTCTTTTGCAATATACATTCTAATCTACCTCCCACAACTCAATAATCGTTAAACCTTTTTCAAGGTCGAAATCGTCCAGTTTCTCAAGGTCATTCTCTGTCTGTATCTTTCCTAATACCTGCTTAGCCTCTGATATATTGTTTTTCAGTAACTCAATTTCCTTTTCCAAATCGGCTAATCGCTTATACGCCACCTTTTTAATTTCATCAATCTGCATTTACACCACCGTCTTTCACGATTGTTATCACATCTTCCGTTTTTATCTCTCCGCGTTCCCTGATAGATAACTCTTTGATTTGCTGTACGACCTTGTCCGGGTCGTAGGCGGTAGGCTGTTCATCCACAAGTGCCACGATGCCACAAAATACGTCTTTCAATTCATCAACGCACAAATCATACGACTCTTCCTCCTCTTTGAGCTTCTTCCAAATCTGTTCAATAAGTTTGTTCGCATCAATCAACCTTCCCATTCTATTCCACCGCCTTTCACAATCTCGATAGCTTTTTCTATTGCCCGGTTCCATTCCAAGTCTTCATCAGTTCGCACGACTCTGTACTTGTCATTTAACTGATCCACAACCTTGTCCAGATCGTAGGCGGTCGGCTGGGCATCAATAACAGAGGCAGCGCGTAAAAAGTCTAAGCAATCCATATCTTCGTTCTTTGAAATTGCTTTTTCTAAATTCGCTTTTAATTTATCCGCATCAATCAATCTTCCCATTGTCTGCCCTCCTGTTCCATTGCTTCGTCGCTTTATATTGCGGCTTCCACAACATTACAATCCTATTTTCTTTTGGGTCTACAAATCCAATAGAATCATCATAGATAGTCAGATTAAATCCACTCTTTATGCAAGCACTCTCGATTTCCTTTTTTAATTCAACTGCTCTTTTCTGTTCTTCGCTCATTCTTCATCACTCCAATCTAACTTTTGACCGCAACTCGGGCAATATTTGCAAAATTGAATTTCTACTTCACCGCAAGCAGGACATTCTTTATACATGCATCTGTCGGTGGGTTTCTTCGGCACCTGCTTTTCCATAGCAGAAATCATAATGTTCATGTCTTCTTCAAGCTGTTTTGCTTCATTGTACCTTTTTTGATTGCACAAGCATTCGATATCTGCGGAATAAATAATTCTACAGGTTTGTATTGTTTCTTCTATTTTCACTCTTCATTTCTTCCTTTCTCTTCCAACGAATTGTACATCCGCAAATATGCTTTAAAATCGTTTGGGGTCATTTTGTCTGCGATGAAGTCACAAAAAGTCTTTCACTCATAAATTTTCTGCTCCCTCTTTTTTGTACCTGCCGTCCCTGGTGTAATTGATATACACCGGCTTCGTCCGTCCTATCCGTATGGCTGCTGCCGAAACGTTCTTCTGCATCCCGCAGTTATCAGTTTCTATCAATCTGCTGTTTTCCTTCATATTCAATCCTCCAAAAATATAAACCCGTCTGGGATGCCTGCTGCCGGCTTTCGGCATACCTGCTGCCGCTCGGACTCATCCAGTACGTTCTTTCCGAATATCTCCCGGAAGTTCAGCGCCGGATATGCCTTTTCAAATGCCCTCTGGGCATCCTTTTCCAGCATCCGGCGGATGGCATCGTTTCGGTGGACTGCTTCCGGTCCGCCGTCATAGGTGTGATGGGCATAGCAGAGATAAACCTTCAGGCCGTAGTGCTCTGACAGTTTCCGCCGCCCCGATCCGAACATCACATGATGCTCTTCCAGGTTCCCATGCCGGCTGTAATCTCCGTGCAACCTCATGCACAGGTAGCAGGTTTTATCCTCTTTCCTGTGCATGATTGACTTGCTCATCGTGACTCCATGGTCTTTTTACTGGATGTCACCATTTCCACCACAATTGTGCCTTTATTTGTGCGGCGTAATGTACCTTTGACGCCGTTTCCGGTGTCAACCGTTACCTTTGCCACATCCTCATTTTCCACGTAGACCAGCGCCTCCTTCATAATCGCTTCGGTTTCCGGGAAGTCCTCCCGGAACAGACGGATGATGTTTTCTTCCGCCGTTCTCTTGGCTTTTACCTTTTCCTGTGCCTCTTTTGCTTCCTCGCAGGAACATTTTTCTGTTGCCCACTTGTCCAACTGCTCCTGATTTGCCATTCCTGATGTGTGTAAAATCATGGTCTGTCCACAATACATGCATGTACCTGTCTGTTTTGCTACACCTTCCGGCATCTCCCTACTCTGTTCTGTAGTGCTCATCTGCTCCACGCTCCTCTCCCATTTCTTCCAGTTGCTCCACGACTGCTGCCAGATGCTCCATATTGGTCTTGACCTTGCTCATCTCCTCTTTGTCAATCAGCAGTTTTTTATACATTTTCATGGTATGTGCCACTTTTAACGCCAGTTCCTCGGCTTCCTCCTGCAGCTTGTAGTAGGGGTCTTCCACTATGCTTCCGTCCGACTGCTCCGGTTCCCGGTCTGTTTCCACGGTTTCCTCTTCCCCTTCGCTGCTCTCCGTATCTGTGGCTGTTTCCTCTTCCTGCTCTGCCTCTGTATCGATTTCCGCGGGTTCGGTATCCTCCGTCTCCTCCTGCTTTTCCGTTTTTGGCGGCTCATTTTTGTGCGACGTCGCACAGGCTTCCGCTTCTGTCTTTTCGGGCTTTTCCGGTGTTTTCGGTTCTTCCTTTACCGGCTCCACAGTCTCCAACATGGGCCCGTAAAAATTCGTCCATGTATCCGGACCGTAAGAGTCCCGGTAAATAGACTCTACTTCCTCCAGGAATTCCTCCCAAGACAGCTTCTTGGTTTCCTTCGTTGTCACAGTCTTATAGGCTACGCCTCTGTCCGCATCGTACAGGAACATGTAAATGATGCCTTTGTTAAATGCGCCGTATTCGGACGGATTTATCAGCTCTACCTGCTGCTTCCGCATCTCCTCTGTGTGCTCCTGTTCCAGCTGCATCTTTAAGGCCATGTTCAGGACGTCCTTTTTGTCCTGCTGCCGGAAAAACTCAATGATGCACTTCTGGAATGCTGTGTATACTCTTTCTGTCTCTTCCCGTGCCGGTTCTTCTGATGCCTGCTGCCGGTTGAAGTTCTTAAAGTCCCTTATATCGGATACCGTGCTCTTGTCCGTGAGAAGCTGGCAGTCCTCGTCCGACAGGGTAAGCATCTCCTGCAGTTTTGATACTCCAAAGTTTTTGTATTCTGGGAGCAGCTCCGTTGAGTTGCCCCCTATGGAAAACTTGGATGTAATTGCCATGAAGCGCTGCGTGGTGGAGCGGTGCAGTCCGTATTCCTTCTGTGCAAATTCGTAAATGTCTGCTGCCCCGTCCTGCCTGTAGCTTTCCTGTGCTTCAATCTCTTTCAGCCGGCAGCCTATGTAGACAAAGTTCTCCGCCGTTTCATTCAGCTTTTTTCTGATATCATCTTTCATCGCCTGCCATTGCCATAATGTTATCTGTCCTTCCATTCCTTCATCCTCCTTATATAGCTATCTGCAATCTGATTTCTTCTTGCTCTTTTTCGCACTTCAGTCTTGCTACATATTTGTCCAGCCATTTTTGAATATTTTCTTCATCCGGCTTTTTGTCGTTTGCTCCGTACCACTGGATAATTCTGTCCCTCTTACCGTCCATCTCTACTGTGATGTATGGTATTTCCGGATTCGACTGCTGCCGGATCATCAGAATGTAAGTCTCTCCTCTGTTGTGTTTTCCCAGATAATCGTCACCGCCCACGCAATGATGGAGTATCCTTCCTTCTGTGACGATTTCCTCTGCTGATCTGGCTGGACGTATGAGCAGGTTCTCATCTTCCCAAAAATATTGATTTCGAAGTTTTCTGTACTGCTTGCGGATTACCGGATATCTTTCTTTCACTTCATTCAGTCGTTTACCTGCTTCTTTCTTACTGCTCTCCATTACCATCTTCTCATGTGCTGCTCCCAGGTCTCTCGGTTGCTGAAATATAGTGTTGTGTAAGTCGTATCCCAAAGCTATCCTCATATTCAGATAGTCGATGTATGTGCTTGCCACATTCCGAAGTCTTTGTTCTGCGCTTCCGCACCCAGTTCCCCATTCTGCTCCAGCATACTTTTTAATGCGGTTCAGTAACTGCTGCAGACTCATGTATGCCGTTGCCGTTTCAATCTGTCCTCTTCTTAGATGTGCTTCTGCAATATGCTCTATCTGTTCGTCTGTCCACTCTGCTCCCATCTGCTGCTCCACCTGCATTGCTTCCAATATGTTCAGATCTCCATTCTTCTCGATCAGCTGACGGACACGCTGCTTCTGAATTCCTAAAAACAGTTCTGGGCTTTTTGCTTCAATGTTTGCCACAATCCCATACATACTTTTAACCAGGCATCTTGCAACTCCTGTTAATCCCATTTTTACTATCATTTCAATCTGTGGCGTCTCTTTGTACCTGTTCAGATAGTCAATTGGATTGTACCTGTACACCGTCCGGCCGTATTCCTTCATGGCGCTGTACTGGAACATGGTTCCTTCCATGTTCTCATATGTTTCTGGCAGGACTGCTGCCTCCCTGATTGTGATATTGCCGAGCCCGCTCAGATTGCAATCATCCCAGAAATCGGCTCCTGTATATGGGTTATGTTTATGGTAGTCAATCTGTGTTTTCTTATCCGGCAAATAATAAGCTCTTGCAATTTCTATTCCGGATATTTTCTCATATGCTCCACTCATTTCCGGTCCGTTATCTCCGCACACCAGATCCAGGTGCCACGTCTTACTCACTTCGATGTATCTCATCACAAAACCTGTATCCTTGTACTTTTGGCCGAGAAACAGATAGTTAATCTCGCTATGCTCATTTTTTACCTTTCCCTGGCACTTGTACTCTCCCGCGGCTCCGCACATCGGACAGTGTCCTGTTTGTCTTTCCCTTGGCTCTTCTACCCATTTCTGAAACTGTGACTCGTAGGAAATTCCGCTTTTCCATCTGCCGTTTGATACTCCCCCGCATTTGCTGCAGGCGATATCTGCCCGGCATCCATGTTTTTTGTAATACAGAAAATGCTTTGCTCTGAAACAGACCTGTTCTGCCCTGTTCAGAATCATCTTCTCCGGAAGTTCCGGTGTATTCTCCTCCCTGTCTTTCAACGCCTGATTTCTTCTCTCGAATTTTCTCTGTTCTGCCTTTCTGCTTGCTATTATGGTGATATTATCCTCGTGTTTATGGATGTATTCCGGCCAACGGTCTTTGTTCCAGATGTTCACGTTGCACATCTTCTTGATTCGTTCAAGGTCATTCTCACTCAACAGAATATTTTCTTTCATTGCATCATCCCATGTTAACGGCCGATTCTCTCTGTTGTCATTCCACAGAAAATGTTCGCTGCGATAATAGGGTTCTTTCTCGAGTTTCTCCCGTGACCAGTAGTCTGTCTCCGGGAAGTAATTTCCGAAATCTTTTTTTGTAAGTACAATCCGTACTACCGGGATATCTTTATTTTTCTTCTCGTTTCTGTATACTTCCACAAACAGATGTCTCTCGTTTGCGATGTTCTTAAATGCTGTGACAGCTACAAATTTCACTTTCCGGCTTTTAATCGTATTCGGCAGTGTCAGATACGGTATCTTTTCAATAGCTTTCTTTTTCATACCGCTTCACCTACTTTCCCATGTAGTATGCCGTGATTATTTTCTTTGCCATTTTCATACCCGGAATACCCAGTGTGACTCTTCCTGCATTGACTCCTGCTGCCTTTATTATGTCCTTATCAACGGGATGCTGATTTTTGAAACTCCATTTCAGCAGCTCTGCAATACAGCCTTTCAGGCTTTTTCCTTTCTTTCTCACGGCCTTCGCCACCGCCTCATCCTCAAAACACTTTACTTTTATGTATTCCACCCAGTCTTCCATAATCTGTACCGGTTTCAGTTCCTTTGCCTCCACTTCAATTTTCCCGATTGCGGCAGACATTTCATCAAACAGATAAAGCATATCTCCTTCAATAAAGGCATCCGCTATCTCTTTATCCAGCCCATTCTCCTGTGCCAGTTTCCGTATGCTTTCCATATCTCCCTCTTTCCGGAGATTTACTGCCGTTTCGTTCATTTCCTCTATGTTGTCAAATTCTCCAAACAACTCAAACATTCTTACTCCTTTCCGGCAGGGATTTCTCCCTGCCTTACACTGACATGTTTTCAAGTTTTTTCGTGATACATATTTGAACCATTGCATGGCAAATACCTACTTTTCGGATGCGGCGCTCTTCGCCGCCTTGTCCACTTCCCGGAGCATCCAGTCCCTGTATGTATGCTCCATGGCGATTTCTGCCCGAACCGGCAGCCCATTCAGTCTTTCCGCTATTTCCTGCCACTTTTCGGCATCCTTGATGGGCTCGCCCTTCGCCGTTTTGAAACCGTTTGCAATCCAATTATCCATCCAGCACTCAAATACCGCCTGGATGTAGCCGGAACTGGTACAGATAGTGAGGTCACAGCTTTTCAGCCGTTTCACTGCTGCCAGGATGCCCATGCACAGGCTCTGATGCTCCGTGGTGTCCAGAATTGCTTTGACCTCTGTTAATGTGACCGGTCCTGCTGCCGCCCGGTATTCCAGCACGTAAGCATAGGCGCCTGTCTGCCGCCGCGGTCCTCGGATGGACGTTTCTATGTATAGCCTTACTTCCTTCAGCACTTATCCTTCCTCCTTTCCCGGCGGGAGCTCCACGATTGTGTATTTCTGGTACGGTGTTCCCGTAAATTTGTTGATGCCGTTTACAATGGAATCCGGCAGTACATAGTAGCCCTTGGGTGCTTTCGGCACCGGCTTCCAGTTCATGAAACGTACCTTTTTCTTTCGCTCGACCGGTCGGATCAGGTTGCGGCTGCACATATAGGACAGCTTCTCAATGGTCTGCTCCCTATCCATTCGATTCTTGGTTTCCTTGACGATGTACTCCGCCAGCCCCTTGTAGTCCCGATTATCATCCAGCGGCGTCATATGTGGACGCCCCCGTGTCCAATGCTTCCGGATAATGTCCCAGGTACAGGTCTTTTCGTTGTGCTCATTGTTGCAGATCATATGCCAGTGTGTGGCTCCCTGCTTTCCTGTCTCGCAGGTGATGATGTACTTGAACTGCCACCCCTGCTTTTTGAAATCCTTTTGTACCTTGTCCCGGAATGCCCGGATAATCTTCGGAGCTTCTTCCTTTGCCGGGCGTTCCTCCTTCTTGCAGGTGAGCTGCACATGCAGGTCTCCGCCCATAAAATTCAGCTCCATGGTCCGTCTTAGATACTGGCACCGCTTCCAGAAGTTCTGTCTTGCCACCTCCTCCGGTGTCGCCTTCCGTTTTTCCTCTCTGTGGACTCCGGGTGCTCCGTATCTTCCGTCCTTGTACTTCTCTATTTCCACTTTGTTGTTAATTCTGCACGATTTTATGATATAGATTTCCGCCACCCTCTTTCCGCTATGTTTAATATCCTAATCGAGGGTGTAAAAAATGCCCTCGCATTCTGTCTTTTTCTTGCTTTTTGCGGTGGCACATGCTATACTGTATTTAGCATTGATGAGCACAGTTTGTGCCACCTTGGACCGTTTCCCGACGGTCCTATTTTTTTGCGTAAAATCGTTTGTGCTGGAGATATGCCTTTCTTTTTTTCTCCTCTTCAATCCGTTCCTCTTCGTTCCGGATGCACTGCTCCAGCATTCGGATCACCAAATCTTCCTCAAATGCTCCGTCTTTGGCATCTGCCGGGTCTGCTTCGTAGGGTCTTGTCCCGAACAGCTTCTTTTTTACATCCTCCGGCATGTCCAACTCCGTACACAGGGTGAGCGCCTTGTCATACAGACGTTTGGCTATAATCCATTTCTTTCCGTAGCACGCCGCCCGGAACTCCCCGGCCATATCAAACAGCCGTTTTTCTATCTGTTCCTCTGTTTTCATGGCTTGTCCCCTCCTTTCTCATTCTGCTCATATATCCGGACTCATGTGCTGCGGCAATGCCTGTAAGGATGCCTGCTGCCAGAATAACCAGTGCGGTCACTATTCCCTGGTGGTTTGTCACTTCCTGCTCCCAGGTGCCTGCCAATCCGGCCACGCCCATCATGACGCAAATAAAACTTATACCTGAAAAAATCCTGTCCATCTTTTTCCTCCTACCGGAAGCACCCTCTGTTCTGCAGCTTGTCAAACTCCGCCGTCTTAATCAGGTACTTGCCGTTCTTCTTGGTTAATACAGAAACCCTGGAGCCGTACTTGCTATGTACCACGCGCCGCAAATAAAACTCCGAGTATCCCATTTCTTTCAGTTCTGATATGCTCATCAGTGGCTTTGGGTATTCCATATCCTGCTCCTTTCTACTGCATGTCATCCAGCATGAGGTACAATTCCGTCAGTGTTTTCCTGGAACTTTCGCTCAAATAAGAATGCTCTGCCAGATACGTGATTACAGCCGTTTTTACTTCTTTTACTTCTGCTTTGTTTTCAAACCGGATACCATCTTTTTCTTTAACCATGCCGGATGCTCCTTTCTCGCCCCTGTGCCCTCCATGCGACGCACAGACGGCTTGAAGGTCTGTGCGTCAAACTACATACAATAAAGGAGATAATGAGGTACTGCGGCTGTACGCCGCATGGAAAGCACACGGTATTGATTTTCATTGGGAAATACTCACCTTTTATCCCTTATAGTTTTTCCCCTCTGGGCCAATTCCTCCAAATCAGGCAGTTTTGTTTCTATCTTTTTTGTTAAACCTGCTGACAATGCCCGGATTGCTGGGTTTCTTTCGTAAGTCTTTACTATTTTCTCCTCATAGGGCAAACACTTATCAGTTGTCTTCATTTCCATTACCATTGCCCACATTCTCTTCTCTCTTTCTTATGTATGAATATTTTTCATATCCTTGGGTAAAAAAATTTCTCCTATTGTCACCCCGTAAAGCTCAGCCAATGCTTCCACTTTCCCTATAGCAACCTTAGATATATCTTTTTCCCACGCATTATATGTTTGTAACGATACTCCCAATTTTTCAGCACTTTGTGCCTGCGTCAAATTTTTCCGAGCTCTTAATTCTTTAACTGTATACTGTTGCATTTTTCTCACCTCCATGTTTGCATCATATATGAATATTTTTCATATGTCAATACGTTTTGTGAATTTTTTTCATATTTTTTTGAAATTTATTAAAAATATGTTGATTTTATTTCATGTTTGTTTTAATATGTAGACAACATTACGGAGGTCATTACTTATGTATATAGGTGAAAATATTAGACATTTAAGAACTATCAACAATATTAGTCAGGAAGAGCTTGCCGCTGCTCTCGGTTATAAGTCCTACACAACTATTACCAAGTGGGAGTCTGGCGTTTCAGAGCCAACCTTGAAAATGGCAAATCAGATTGCAGCATTTTTCAAGATTTCCGTAAATGATTTGTGTTATAAAAAACTTTCTGCTCCAAATACAGAAGTAACTCATAAAAAAGGTGTAGTTATCAAGGTTTTGGGACGTGTTGCCGCAGGTATTCCTATTGAAGCGGTAGAGGATATTGTTGACACTGAGGAAATTACAGAAGAAATGGCTTCTACAGGTACATATTTTGGATTGCAAATAAAAGGTGACTCTATGGAGCCCAGAATGTGCAGTGGTGATGTAGTGATAGTTCGTCAGCAAGATGATGCTGAATCAGGCGACATCGTTATAGCAATGGTGAACGGTGACGATGCCACCTGTAAACGATTAAGAAAATACCGGGATGGTATAGAACTGATTTCAAACAATCCGGCATATCCCCCGATGTTTTATAGTAACGAAGAAATTGTAACAAAACCAGTAAAGATTATTGGTAAAGTAGTCGAATTACGCGGAAAATTGTAATTTTATAAGGAGGGGAATTTATGAGTTTAAAAGACATATTTCAGGCTTCGAAAATCAGGGAACAGAACGAACAGCTCTTAGCTATTAATGCAAATCTCCAAAAACAGATTGAGGAATTAGGTGTTACCGAATACCTTCAAACAAAAGAGAAAATTGCAGAACTCGAAAAAAAGTCTAATGAAAAAATAGCGGATCTTGAGAAACAATCAGAAATAGATTTAAATAATGCCAACAAAAAACTTGAAACGCTTAATTCTTCCATCGTTTCCAGTAATCAAGTCCTCTCCGACGTTCAGACGCACATATCTGAACTGCATGAGAAAGAGGAAAAGCTCTCTAAAACTGTTTCTGCGCAAGAACGCAAAATAGGCAGATGCAAAGAGTTATACAAAAGTGTGGAATATGCTATAAGTAACTTTCTTAATTTAGAAGTTCCATATAGGGATTGTAAGCTTCCCTTAAAAGATTATGAAGAACTCGAGCTTATATCACCTTCTGTAATTTTGAAATTACATTGTATGGATGTTAAAAGTCTTCGCAAGGCCTATAACGATAATGAAAAGCAGATTAACTCCCTATTGGAGCAGTATCAAGCACGCTATACTACCAAAGCTAATAAATCCATTTACAACCTTATGGTGATTGCTCTTCGCGCCGAACTTCAAAACATCTTATATAATTTAAAATACGAACGTTTAGACAAGGCCATTGAAGATGTTAAAACTGTATCTGCTAAATACTTAAAAATTGCTGGCGAAGGAAATCAGAGCATAGCGGGAACTCTTACCAAGTTTATTGGTGAAATTGAGTATCTATTTATTAATTCCGTAAAAATTGAGTACAACTACTATGTAAAGAAGGAACAAGCTAAACAAGAGCAGCTGGCTATTAAAGAGCAAATGCGGCAGGAGGCTGAAGAACGGAAGGCCCTTGAAGCTGAGCGTAAGAAAGTGGAGCAAGAAGAAAGTAAATATAAATCTCAAATATCTTCATTAACAGAACAAGCTGCCACTGCCCAAGGTGATGAGTTAGAAGCCTTAAAAGCCAGAATTATAGAATTGCAGTCGCAGCTCTCTGATGTCATTGTAAAAAAGGACGAAATTGCTAAACTGCAAAACGGTAAAGCAGGAAATGTATATATTATTAGTAACCTTGGTTCCTTTGGTGATAACGTATTTAAGATTGGAATGACTCGACGTCTTAATCCACAAGATCGAGTAGATGAATTAGGCAGTGCGAGTGTGCCTTTTAAATTCGATGTACACAGCTTTATTTTTTCAGATAATGCATCTGATCTTGAAACAGAATTACATAAACGTCTCAACGATAAACGTGTTAATAAAGTCAATCTTCGTAAAGAATTCTTTCATGCTTCAATAGATGAGCTTGAAGAACTTGTAAATGAAATTTGTCCTACAGCAGAATTTAATAAAACAATGATTGCAGAAGAATTTCGTCAGTCCTTATCCTCTGATGAAGTATATACATCTGAATTTGAAGAAAATGACGATGAGGAAGAAGAATAAAACAAACTAAAAACTGCCCCGGCTGGAACCGGAGCAGTAAAGCGATATACCAAAATGATACAACGCCCTAAGCAAGCATATTGTATCATTTTCCCCGGTATATCGCAAGTATTCCGGGCATTTTTATGCCCTGAAGGAGGTATTTTATGCCAAGGAAAAACCGCTACAAGCCCCGAAAGGATGGGAGATTTTTCACCCAGGTATGCACCGGGGAATATGACGACTCTGGCCGTCCCATTCGAATACCTTTATACGCATCCAGTAGCAAAGAACTGGAGCAGAAGGTAGATGAGTTGAAAGCCAACATCAAGGCAGGAAAGTTTGTCATAAAGAAAAAATACACACTGGAAACCTATGCCGATAAATTTGTAGAAGTCTATAAATCCTCTCGGGAATATAACACCCAAAAGACCTATGAGGACATGCTTCGGCTCTACATACTTCCTGCACTTGGTAACCGGGAATTGCCTGACATCAAGCGAACCGACATCCAGGCAATTATCAATGAGCATTCCGACCATCCCCGGACCTGTGAACTTATTAAGATTGTTTTGAAGCAGATCCTGGACTCTGCCGTTGCTGACCATCTTATTGTAGAAAATCCATGGGTCCGAATAACCATGCCAAAGTATACTCCTCCTAAAAGGCGGATACTGACGCCGCTGGAGGAGCAGGCTCTCAATACTGCTGCCTTTGACCCGGAAGAGCATCTTCTGGTGATGCTCTTGTTCGGCTGTGGTCTCCGCCTTGGCGAACTACTGGCACTGCATGTGGATGATATAGACCTACAAAGTGAGGAAGTGATAGTGCGGCATGCACTGATTTTCAAAAATAACCGGGCAGAGCTGAAAGATGCCCCCAAAACTGCCAACGGCTTCCGGAGAATACCTATCCCGGAATTTCTTGTAGACGAAGTCCGGTTCTATGTGCTCCGCGTCCGGAAACAGGGCGGCACGTACCTCTTCACCTACTCCGGCGAGCCCTACAGTAAATCGCACTTCTACGATGCCTGGGAAGTCATTGTCCGGAAGATGAATGCTGCCGTTGCCACAGATGATGTGCCGGAACCAATAACCGGCTTAACCTCCAGGGTGTTCCGATACAACTACGCAACTATTTTGTACTACTCCGGAATTACACTAAAGAAAGCTGTAGACCTGATGGGGCATGCTGATGAGAAGATGATATTGAAGGTATATGCCCAACTGGATGAGGAGCGTGAGAACGCAAAGAAAAAGCTGTCCGGCATCCGGCCTGGGATGGTGCGAACAGCCATATAAAATAAATCCTGTCCTTTTGAAGGACAGGATTTATTTTACATTACACACATTCATGATATCTTTCATATTTAGCAAAGATTTTAAATATTTATAAACCTCAGGTTTTTCTCTGCATGTCTTCTGAAAATTCATAATAGTATATCCTCTAATTTCATCCGAGTCCATATCCTTTATAAAAACTATACCATTATCATTTTCATCTCCATATGAGTTAGATGTATCTCCTACTGTATAATACAATACATCATATTGCGAGTCATAATCAATCTGAGGATTTTTTGTATACAGCATTACCTATTCCTCCTGTCTCTCCTTTTACTGGAAATGTTGTTACTACACTTCCTACAACAGTATCCGGGTTCTTGACTCCTGGTGAATATTCTACAATTACTTTAGTTTTAAAATCTTTATATGAAGAAAAAGTCGAAGATTTAAAATATACTTCTCGATTAGGATATTCTGTACTTTCATATACACTGTCTGGATCCTTTATTGTATCCTTCACAGCTGCTATATTATTATCCATTATTTTATGATGCTGAGCTATATGTGTTTCCCACCGTTCTTTAGAGCACGATACCGTACACCCCTTATAATTATATACAGAAAATTTCGTTTCATTCATTACCAGTCTCCGGAAGAATAAGGCTATCTACAACCTTGCCATACTGTTTTTCAAATTCCTCTACCTGTTGTTGTAAAGCCAATGATAAATTTTTTGCCATAGCCGGATTCAATCTGATATCTGCTACCTGACAAGTTTTTACATCCTTAATTGATCCATCCTCTTCGTTAACTATAGGTGTCTCAACCCTAAAAGCTAATTGAATTTCAAAAGGTCCTGTTGCAATTCTAAAACTATTTGAGTATATTACATTTGTTTCTTCCATGTCCGCGTTCTCCTCTGTTCTTCTTTTGTATATATATTATATCATATTTGTCAAGTACTAAATATAGTTTGTGTGGTTCTACAATAGCATATATATTGAACTTCTATTCCAAGGAGAAAGTCCACAAATTTGACTACACTGCTGACTACATACAGGGTTCTGACTACTAACTGACTACATATATTTTGACGTATTTTCAATTATTTTATCACCCGGAATTTTGTGCGACGTCGCACACGAAAACCCGCATAAATACTGGCTTTTTCCACAAAAAAGAGACCCTTCAAAGGTCTCTTTTTTTCGTGAAGCACGGGGGATTCGAACCCCCGACAACTTGATTAAAAGTCAAGTGCTCTACCGACTGAGCTAGTGCTCCTTATTTTTTTACATGATAAATGCCCAGAACCGGAATCGAACCAGTGACACGAGGATTTTCAGTCCTCTGCTCTACCAACTGAGCTATCTGGGCATTTGTGATTTTTACTTTCGTAAAAACCTGAGTAGCGGGGACAGGATTTGAACCTATGACCTTCGGGTTATGAGCCCGACGAGCTTCCAGACTGCTCCACCCCGCGATATTCATATTTACATTATATGTGGTCTGTGAGTGATTATACCACATCTCGCACCGAAGTGCAATGGATGGAGGTGGATTCGAACCACCGAAGCAATTTGCAGCAGATTTACAGTCTGTCCCCTTTGGCCACTCGGGAATCCATCCATAAAAATATTATATTGACAAAAGTCAAAAGCCGATGATCGGACTCGAACCGATAACCTGCTGATTACAAATCAGCTGCTCTGCCAATTGAGCCACATCGGCATTGTATTATGAAATAACTCATTATACAGTGAAAATGGGGCCTATAGGGCTCGAACCTATGACCCTCTGCTTGTAAGGCAGATGCTCTCCCAGCTGAGCTAAGACCCCATAATACATCGCTTGCATATTGCAAAACAACGACCCAGATCGGACTCGAACCGACGACCTCCGCCGTGACAGGGCGGCGCTCTAACCAACTGAGCCACTAGGCCACAAAGGCATTGTGCCTTCAAAACCGAACATTGAACTTCTTATCTCTCTTTTCAGACTTCCGTCTCCTGCCTTCTGGATAAGCCCTCGACCGATTAGTAAAAGTCAGCTGAACACATTACTGTGCTT